GCAACTTCTCTGCCACAGTGCGTACGCTACACTGGTTCACATCAGAACTTGGACGGAAAACATATCTTTAGTATATTACGAAGATAGGCATTGAATTCAGAGCAGTCATGAGATGCACGTTTCGTAATCCTTTTACAATTATTGCTTCACTCATCTGCCCGCTACTGACATCATCCAATGACGGATATATTACTCTACCTCTAGCTCCTTCTTCGGCTATTAAGTTTAATATTTCATCATTATCTAGCACCGGTGAGGGTTCGTGATCGCCAAATGTCATAGCATTATCTCGAAGCGTGACACTATCAACTATATTTGACTTTTCAGACGCATCTAATGTCACGTTAGTATACACGTTAAATACACATACAGTATTTTCCCTGTTTCGTACTGCCTCAGCCATTGCTTTAATCTTATCCATTTGCTCGTCTTTAGTCGAAGCCGAACCGTCCGGTTCATTCATAATCACGAACATAAATATATGCACACTTGATTCTTCGTATTCTCTCGCTTCTTCTATTGGAAACGCATCCTGATATATCATCACATCTTTATGTCCTAGCTCCACATCCTGACCGTGAGGATCGTAAATCACATATTCACATTCATTTGGTACCATTCGTATGTCAGTCAAATTTCTACCACCAACTGATATTACTTTTTGTTTATTTACATAAAGATCGTTTTGCATTAGGTAATCACGTGCTCTGTAATAACAAGCTTGTTTGTGTAATAAAGTCCATTCCACTTGTATGTATCTTGGTAAATCTATCGTTCTTCCATCATTCCTACCCATCCCTGAAGGTATAGCTCTCATGACATTTGTTAAATCCGTAGCTGATCTCACACCACGTGACGTCAATAGTATTCTCTCTCCGGACATTCTTCCAAATAAAGCATAAATTTCACTGTCTTCTTTTACTTTATATGTGCTTACCTCTGACATATATTGTGATAACCTTGATATGGTATCTAACAGTCTATCTTTCTCTACCTGCATTGATACTAGATCAACGTATAAACTATCTATTTCATTACGATCTATTGAATTAATGACACCCGGCATATAAGCTCTTCGTTCATCGCCGACGTTAGTTTCATAATTTTTGCTTATAACTGTTTCTCTTACGTTGAAGAACTTTTCCTCTTTTTCTATATCTACTAATTTATATACAAAGAAAGCTTCGTTTGTAAATGGATTTTGTGTCGCTACCTTAACTAAACTTGTGTATACTCGCGTAGACACATTATCATATATATACTCACACATCTTGTTAAGCAAAAATACAGAAGGATGGTTCAACTTTATCGCTCCATTTCTTGAAATTTTTAGGCACTGTTTCAATATTGCAATGGTAAAATCTACCATTTCTTGGAATTCTAATAATTCCTCGCTCTGATTTATATCACTTATCACGTATGTGGCATTTATATTTTTCAGATTATTGATAGGAACTGTTACCCGTACATTTGGCGCTACTGCTTCATCTCCATATCCTATTATTTTAACATTTCTATCACTCGCCTTGTGTAATTCGTTGATTATTTCTCGCGCTGGCTCACTAATGGCACCTAAAAAGCATAATGATTCGCCATCACTCATCAATATTCTCTCCGTTTCTGAGCCGCCAATAATTACACTATTTAATAGATAGTAATATAAGCTCAATAATTTTGGTGTTGAATTATTAAACATTCTTCTCTGCATTTCTAATTCCTCTTCAACTATTATCATGGGCATTGCACTCTCACCTGTTTCAAACTCATCTACATCGTCTATATATTTATATTTCCTATTTGTTGACGCAAATAAAAACATATGCTCTAATCTTGCCATTCTTGCTGTTACATTCTTATTTTGCTCTTTTAAAAATCTAATTTCATTACGTACCGCTTCCTCGAAGAAAAACGACGCTCTTGCTATTGCATTGAAATGTATTGATGCTCTACTAGTAGTCGCCTCATATCTCACCTTAGCAACTTGTTCTAATACTTTCCATTCTTCTCCTGTCAACCTCACTTCTATCACAGGTCTATCATGCTTAAATCTATACACATCTCTCAATCTTAGGGACGATCTTCCTATATTATTTACTTTAACAACGCTAGTTGATATTTTAGAACCATTAGCAACTCCTTCTATCACGTCGTAACTACCATATGGACGTAATGACCAATTAACATGAACGTTTCCTTCAGTTTTAATTTTCTGTGAAACCCAATCTTTAGTCATGCTTGCAGGTAAACCTAAAATTCGTTTGAAAAAGGGTTTTTCAGCTAATCTTTTGTAAGCTTCGAACAATTCATGTGGTAAATATATATATCTATCATCATTTACCACTTTATCGAGCATAATATTTAAATCATTATACTCATTTTTATATATTTCATTAAACATAGCCAATAAAGTGGTGACTTGGTTCTCTTTTCTCACTGATATATCCTCATTATACATGGGGTATAGATTACCTATTGCTGCTATTTTACGAACTTTTTCACTACCAGATAATATAACAAGTCTTTCGCATATTCGTTCTACTACCTCAGCACCACCATCTCTTAGTTTCTTTTCCTGTCTCCAATCTTTGATTATGTTTGCTGCTACATGTCTAAGTTGACTTGGGTCGTCAGGATATACGAAAGTATGCGGTGTTTTCAAATGGAAATCTATGTGCATACATGATCTTCTATGTTTTTGTGCTTGAGGTATTAATGCTTCAGGTCTGTCAAATTTTGGACTCCATACTCTGACAATTACCTTGTCATCGCTTTGTGTGAACCAATTAGTGCTTGGCATAGGTATATCGATATAATCATCTTCTATAGCTGAAAATATGTTGGCAAATGCATTTGATTCTTCTATATAATTTAATAACTCAGGATTTATCACCACCGCTCGTCCATCATTACCTGTATAGTTCTTCGCTCTTAGTGATGTCGCTAGCATCCAATTATACTTGTCTTCTATATGTGTTGGTCTAGATGGTAAATTTATTGTTTCAATAAACTTATTAATATTTCTATCTAATTTTTTAGGGTCTAACGGTTCCCGATCCGCCTCAGCTGTCATCTTGAACAATTCATCTTGTTTATCTCCATCACTTAATATAAACATACCCCATAAACCGTTCATTGACAGTGAGTGTTCATTACGCTCTACATCGTAGTAATAATTGTAATCTCTTCCTTTTCTCAATCGTTTCTTTATAAATTGTTTTAATTCTATTGTTAAGACATCTAACTCCGCTCTTGCATCTTCTATTCGCATAAATACATGATACATTTTCCTTGGCAGAATAAACT